TCCGCGGTTTACTACGACTCCCCGAACGAGCTGGCCCTGCTCAGCGTCTCGTTCGCGGACGCCAGCGGCAACCCGGCCGACCCGACCACGGTGTCCTGCGTCATCACCGAGCCGGCCGGGATCAAGGTCACCCACACCTACGCCGGCACCGCGCCCGCTGACATCATCAAGGTGATGACCGGCAAGTACACCCTGTCCGTGGTGTGCTCGCCGTCCGTCGCCGGGGTCGACGGGCTGTGGGGGTACGAATGGATCGGCACCGGGGTCGTCTCCGACGTCCAGCCCGGTACCTGGCGGGTGCTCCCCGAGGCCGTCTCCCAGGTCTTCTACGTGGGCCTGGACGAGATGAAAGACCGTCTCGGCATCACCGACAACTCCGAGGATTACGCGCTGCGGACCTCGATCGCCGCCGCCACCGGCTGGATCAACAGTTACTGCAACAGGCATTTCAACCGGATCACCGAGGCCAGAACCTACCAGCCCACGAACGTGTGGACGCTCGACATTGACGACCTGGTCGATGACCCGTCCATCACGATGTCCGTCGACATGACCGGCACCGGGACCTACGATCAGGCCTGGACCCGCGGCACCGACTACGTGCTGCGCTACGGACCCCGCCAGTTCAGCCCGAACTTCGACGGGATCCCGCGGCCGTTCCGCCAGCTCCAGGTCGTCCAGTCCGGCAAGTGGCTGCCGTACACCTGGCCGTACAGCCACCTGGACCGCGTCCGCATTTTCGGGCCGTGGGGCTGGCCGTCGATCCCGTGGCAGGTCCCCGAAGCCTGCCGGATCCTGTCCGCGGATATCTTCAAGAGCAAGGACGCGCCTTTCGGGATTGCCGGGGTTTCTGATCTTGGTGTGACCAGGGTACAGGCAAATCCACTATTGGTGGAATTGTTGCACCCGTTTGTCAATGGCAGAAGAAAAGTGGGAGTGTTAGATGTTCGTCCTGACCACCCAGAACTGCTCCGCACTGGTGCCCACGGTCATTCCCGGGGCCGGGTGCGGCAAGGGCGGGTCCTGCGGAGGGCGGGGCCGGTAACCGTGACCGCGGTCCAGAAGATCAGCCACATCACCCCGAAGCAACGCGCGGCCGATGCCGCCAACCTGAGGAAGGCCCGGGCCGCGCTGAAAGGCCGGCCCCGGACCGCGAAGCAGAAGGCCGCCTCCCGCCGGAACCTGGCCGTCGCCCGCTCCGCCCAGCACGCCCGCGCATCCGGCAAGACCCCGGCCGTCCGGAAGAAACCAGCCGCGCCGGCACCGGACACCTGGACCCGGTATGACGTCAGACAAGGTGAGGTGTCGCTGCATGCGCTGCCCGTGTGCGGCCCGGTGGCGCTCGCCGAGCACCTGCTGGCCGCCACCGGGGCGGTCGCCTCCGCGTCGGACATCATTGCCCTGTGGCAGGCCACGGATGGCACGACTCTCGGTGAGCTGTTCGAGGCGGCCCGCGAGCTGGGCCTGGGCGGGGAGAAGCTGGCGTACTTCGAGCAGTGCAATCCGGATTGCGGCGCGCCCGGCCTGGTCTACGGGATCCGGCTCGGCCGCGGTTATCACGCCGCGCTGGCCGCCCCGGGCGGCATGATCAGCTGGTGCCGGTTCCTGCCCCGCGACGGCACCCCGGAGGAAGCCTGGTGGCTGGAATGGGAGGGCGGATGATCCGCTGCGAGAATGAGAATTGCAGGCGCTGGTTCGACCCGCTGGTGAGCCGGTGGCTGTGCCCGTGGTGCAAGCACAAGCACCACTGCTGTGACTGAGCCCCGCAGTACATCTGGAGGAATCATGCCGCCTGCCAAGCCCCCGGCCAAGCCCCCCGCCAAGCCCCCGGCCAAGCCCCCCGCCAAGCCCCCGGCCGGGAGCGCGAACCCCGCCGCTGACGGCAAGCCCGTCCCGTTCGGCGGCAAGCAGGCCCCGCCGTTCGGCAAGAAACCGGGTCCGGCCGCTGACATGCCGCCCGGGATGCCGCCGCCCGGGATGCCGCCGCCCGGGATGCCGCCGCCCGGGATGCCGATGTCCGGAAACAGCGGGCCCGGTGCCAAGCCACCGCCCAACCGGACCCGGGCACAGGCCAGGTCCGGCCGCACCGGGAGCAAGAAGCCGCCGGCCGGCAAGAAACCTGCGACGTGAGCCCGGCCCGGAAGCGAAAGGCCACGCCAGCCCCGGAGCCGTACGCGTACGCCGATCCCGATGCCGGGGTGGTCGGCCGCGGCGCTGACGGGAACCTTGACGTCCCGGAATGCCCGCTCTGCTACGCGCAGGGCGGCGGCGGCCACGGCAGCAACTGCCCGAACGCCGGCCTGGACCCGGCGGACTGGGCCACCGAGCTGCCGGACGGCTGGACCGGGCCGGAGAGGAGCACCGCCTGATGGCCGATCTCATTACCCTTCGCAATGCGCTGGCCAGCCAGATCACCCAGTACACGGGATTGCGGTGCGACGGGCAGGCCCGGGACCAGGTCACCCCGCCGTGCGCGGTCGTGATCCCCGGCCAGCCGTTCATCCGGTACGGCACTACCATGGGCGAGTGCATGGCCATCAGCCTGGTCGTGCTGCTGATCATCTCCGACGCCGCCCCGGTGGAGATGGTTCAACGAGGCATGGACGCATATATCGGTGTAGAGACCACTAACCCCTCGGTCTCGATCCCGGAAGCCATTCTCAAGGACCCCACGCTTGGCGGGATCGCGGAGTGGTGCGTGCCGGTGACGGTGTCGTCATATGGCCGGGTGGAGTACGGGGGTATCATGTACTTCGGCTGCCGGATTTCACTTGACATCGGGGCGACGAGCATGTAATCAACCACTTATCTAACCCACCGTTTGTTATTGACGATGAGCGAGATACTTGACTGGGATACGCCGAACCTGGCGGCGATGACCTTCTGCGGCTCACCTGCCTGATAGCGACGGCGGATCTCGTTAGCAATTTCATGCGACAGTACTGGTTTCCAGGTTTCCTCCTCACGCGGGTTCTGGTAGGCCTGTCCGTTTACCCAGGACTCGCCGCGGACGATGCCTCCGATTGTGCCCTGGGAGGTCCCGAATGCATCAGCGATCTCCTGCTGCCGGGCTCCGTCCTGCCACTGCTGCCGGATCACGCGGATATCTTCCCAGGTGAACCTGGCATAACCGTTACGTTCCCCGGATGAGTCAGTACCATCACGGAACCTGTCAGCCTGATTCCGTGCCGGCGTTCCGTAGTACAGGTTCCCGGGGTTATTATCTGAGTTCCCAGCTGGACCGTGCAGTACATACTGGCCAGGGGGCCGGGGGCCGATGAATGTCCGGGCGACGAGGGTCGCGACCTTGTAGGTGGTGTGCTTGCCTTCGACACTGATAATAATCATTGCGTACCCCTTACGATCCGGGGTCAGCTTGCGGATCCTACCCCGTGTGCGAAGCCTGGGCACGCTCCGGATACGCCCGTGAGTCGATGCGTCGTAGTAGCCCTCAAGCCCGGGGATCGCCCGCCACTGCTCGGGCATGGCAAGATAGTCCGTAGCCACCGTGGCCTCCCCCTAGAGGTCGTCGTGGTCAGGCCCGGTTGCGGGAGCCAACCCCGTTAGCCGGGCCGAATGGGATAAGTATACCGGGCCGCGGCCTGACTGGAGCCGGCCTCCCTGGAGTGTGTGAAGGGAGATGATGCCAAAAATGCGCGTTCTGATTGTGCATCCTTTACTTGGACCTGACTTCAGTGTGCATGATTTAACGTCTTCACCGGCTGGCACGAGGCCCTGCGGGATCTTCTCGGCCCGGCTAACGTCGCTCCGTTCGCGCTGAACGACCGCCTGATCGCGCATTCCAACGCACTGGTGGATACCCATGTCGTTGACGAGACCGGGCATCCGATCGTGAAGAACATGTTTTCCGAGGAGCAGGTCTACTATGCCGCCATGGAAGGGCTGAGCCACGCACTCTACACGTTCTGGCCTGATGTGGTGCTGTTCGTGTCCGGGTTCTTTCTCAACGCCGGGACCATGCAGCTGATCCGCTCGCGTAACCACAAGATCGTCATGTTGCACACGGAATCGCCCTATCAGGACGATGAGCAGCTGATCCGCGGGCAGCTGGCTGACCTGAACCTGCTCAATGACCCCGTGAACCTGGCCATGTTCCGCGAGCACACGCCGGCTGAGTACATGCCGCACGCCTGCCGGCCTTGCCTGCAC